ATTTGGGACATATGAGCATAGAATCTAATCTGGCAACCGAGTATTCGATGGGCAATGCGGGCTTCCAGCTCGTGACCTCTACCGCGTTGACCACTGGCCCATTCGTTGCGATCACCACGATTGCCGTAACTACTTTCACTTCGATCACCGGTAATGGAATCAGCGGCTCTTGGTCCACAGTGGCTATCCCCGCTGGCATTACGCTTCCTGGACCGATTACGAGCTTCCAGATTTCCAGTGGTCAGGTGGTCGCGTTCAACGGAATCATCAGCTCCTAACCGTGACACTCGCTCTTGGAACACGATTGGCTTCGAGTGGGTCTGGCGGAAACGTCACGCCCGCCGATCTGCCGATCGTGCGCCGGGATCTATTGCAGGAAGACGAGTTCTTCGTACTGCAAGAGGATGGAACTGGGAAGATCGTGTTGTCTTTTGGCACCTACGATCGAATGGCAACTGAGCAGGGCACCGATCTCATTTTAACCGAAGCATCCGACAAATTCATTTTAACCGTAGAATAATATGGCAGACACAAAGATCACAGCACTGACGGCGTTGACCGCCGCTGATCCGGCTAATGACGTTATCCCTATCGTTGATGTCAGCGATACCACGATGGCGGCATCTGGTACGACTAAGAAGATCAGCGTAAACAACATCCTCGGAGCATCCGGCACCGCCACCCTCGCCTCCGCCACCATCACCGGCGATCTGACGGTGGATACCTCGACGCTGAAGGTTGATTCGACGAATAATCGGGTGGGTATTGGTACGGCGACTCCTGCTTCGGGTTATGTATTGGATGTGGTCGGTGCTGCCCGTATTACAGCAGCGGATGGTTTGATTTTGGATAAAGCTGGTGCTGGATTTTTAGAATTTAGAAACAGCGGAAATGCTGGAGCTAATGTTGGAACTTCTGGAACTGGCGGACTGACCATATACACGGCAGATGGTGCTGGTGGCGCATTAGGAGTTCGCTATGTAATCGACGCTACCGGCATCTCCACTTGGTCCGTAGCTGGCTCCACCGCCATGACCCTCAACTCTACGGGGTTGGGGATTGGTGCGAGTGCGGTTGAGAAATTGACTGTGGCTGGAAAAGGATTGTTTGTGTCAGCAAATCCAGATAACTCTGCCTTGAAGCTGGAAGCGAGTACAGGAACCAATTCTGTTGCTATCAATTTCCTCAACACTGGTGGCAACTACTTCATTGGAGTTGATAACTCTGTCGGTGGTCGATTGTACGGCCAACCTTACTCGCTGTGCATTGGTAGCACCGGAGCTTATCCGGTTGTCATCGCAACTAACAACACCGCCAGACTCACAATCGACTCCTCTGGAAACTTGCTTGTCGGTTTAGCTACTGCTGGAACCACCGCTGCCAAAACTATCCAGATTGCCAACGGAACCGCTCCTACGGCTAACGTAACTGGCGGTCAACTCTACGTCGAGTCCGGTGCGCTGAAGTTCCGTGGAAGCTCTGGCACCATCACCACAATCGCAGCCGCCTAATTTAAACGACCATGATTACCCTCTCTTGGATCATCGAACGCCTTCTCGTTAAGCCCATCGAAGGCAGCAATCCCGATGTCGTCATCACCGCCGACTGGCGTTGCAACGGCACTCAAGATCAATACAGCGGCACCTGCTACGGCTCCTGCTCGTTCCAGCCGCCGACTGGTGACTTCACGCCATATCCTGACCTGACGCAGGAACAGGTGCTTGGTTGGTGCTACGCCAATAGCGTCGATCAAGCGGCTATCGAAGCGAACGTGACGCAGCAGATCGAGAATCAGATCAATCCGCCGATCATCGCTCCGCCGTTGCCGTGGGTGCCGGTGCCGCCTCCGGTTAAGGTTGCGGAGCCTGTTGTGGTTCTCAATACTGCCTCCGCATGATCAAGATCGAACTCAGCACCGAGCAGGTGAATAGCCTCCTCCAACTCATCGACATTGCCATCAAGGCCGGTGGCTATCAGAACGCTAAGGTTGGCGTTCCTCTGGCAGACATCATCCTCAACGCCGCACAGCCTAAATCCGAGTAATGGAACCAACGAACAGCAGCACCAGCCCTGGACTCAGCCTAGCAGCAGCGGCAGGTGCCACCGCTGTTTCGTTTCTTCCGGTACTGACCGACTGGGTTCGCCTTATCACCGCGCTGATCGGCTTAGCCTGCGCCTGTTACGGAGCCTATAGGCTGTTCAAATCCAAATGAAAAACACGAAAACAACTCTCGCTGGTGTTGGTGCCATACTGGTCGCTGTTGGTGGTGCCTTACGGGCTGCCTTCGACGGTGATCCTACGACCAACATCGACATCGCCTCGACCATCGCCGCGGTGACCGCTGGCATTGGTTTGATCATGGCTAAGGATGCCAAGGAAGCCGAAGTTACCAAGCCGTGAACTGGGTCTACCAGATCCTTCGGGCAATCCTCGACTTCCTACGAGCAACACCACCTACCGATGTGCAACATGGTAAAGCTCCCGAGGCCCTCAAGGATGATCTGGCTGGCCGTGTTGCCGATCTGCCTGGGTTGCCAGCAGACGAAGGTGATCCTCGTTCCTAGCGGTGATCCGGTGATGCTGGCACAGCCGGTAAAGGCCAGCGTCTACGGATTCGATTCTGATAAGAAGCTGGTGGGGCCATCCAAGGTGGTGCTGCCGGCAGGTTGGTACGTTTTACCGAAGAACTGATATGGGAATACCACTCACAGGCAGTAGCGTTGCATCGACCTACACTGGCCTACTCAAGAACTCCGACAACTCCACCGTAGGCGCAACGCTCAAAGCCATCAGCGACGGCAGCGGCAATGACTCCGCACTCCAAGTCTCCAACGCCGCAGTCAATACCACCGGAGACTTCAGCGTAGCCACTAACAAGCTCACAGTGGCTGCTGCAAGCGGCAACACGGCTGTTGCGGGTACTTTGGCTGTCACCGGGGCTACCAACCTATCAAGCCTCGCTACAAGCGGTGCAGCGACCATAGGCGGTGCGCTAAATGTCACCGGAGCAACCACGCTCACCGGCAATCTTACGGTCCCAGGAAACCTTGCGGTCACCGGAACCTCCACCCTGACCGGTGCCACCGCTGTTACCGGTACTCTCGGGGTAACCGGAGCAAGCACACTAGCAAGCGTCGGCGTGACCGGAGCCGCTACTGTTGGAACAACCCTCGGAGTCACTGGAGTCTCTACGTTGGCCAGTGCTGTTGTTACGGGAGCGGCTACTGTTGGCACAACCCTTGGCGTAACCGGCAATGCTACGCTGGCGGCAAACCTAACCGTTAACGGTGATACTACGCTTGGAAGCGCACCGGCAGATCTTGTAGTTATTCTTTCAGATCAGATCACGGTTCCAAATATACTTAGTGCTACAATAGATCTTGCCGCCGACAAGGTGCTGATCACTGACGCAAACGATTCTAGCAAGGTTAAGGTTGTTGACGCTAGTTCGTTGGGGATAAGTGCTTCCAATGCTCCTCAAGTAAAACAGACTCTCTATCAAGACTCCACCGCTGGAGGAAGTCCGTTTGTTGCCACAAGTGCTGGATCTGGCACTGAGATAACGGTGCTCACCACATCGATTACTCCTAGGTCTATAGCCTCAACAGTGTTGGTTACTATAGCTATCAACGTTGGAGTTTCCGGAATCTTATCCTACGGAGCATTCAGAATAACTCGTAATGGAACGGAAATTGGATCAAATAACGTAGGTTCATTGTTGTACGGCATTGCTCCTTTAAATAGCACTGGATCTACTAGTGGAAGTGTTTTCACTAGTCAATTCATCCAGATTCTTGATTCACCGGCATCCGCATCCGCTGTTACTTACAAGATCCATTTGTACGCCACTGGTCCAACGAATTTCCCATCAATATGGGTAAACAGAACATTACAAGATGTTACTAATGGAGTTAACGCTGACAGCCTTGCCCGCACCAGCTCCTCAATGATCTTGCAAGAATACTTCGCATGAAACCCTCCGAAGCGGCTCAAGCGGCTTGCGACAAGCTGTCGTTCACAGACTCGGCCACCATCGCGTTGGCCAAGAAGTTCTGTATCCGCCGCTACTCGATGATCTGGGATTCCTGCCTGTGGAACGATACCCTCGGCATTATCTCTCATCCGGTCACCGCCGGCGATGAGATGATCACCCTCTCGGATTACGTCGCCTCCGCCTACGCTTCAGGGACCGGTTACAATACCTTCATCGACTTCCCCGTAGCCATTCGCTTCACGGTCACCGGAGATACCGATGGCATCGAAGTGCCCGCCGCGGAATGGGTCTCGTTCTTCCAGCTCGATCCCAACACTTGGAACAACGTCGATAGCCGTAAAGCCACCCCCGGCAACTTTGTTAACTGGACTCGATTGATCGGTGGAGCTTATGGCGAGGCCGGTGTTCCGCGCATCAAGCTCGTTCCCACGCCCAATGCCGATGGCACCCTGTTCATCCTTGCCAAGAAACAGTCGCAGATGCGGCAGTTCGGTGAGGCGGTAACCATCTCCAACGATACCAACTTTGAGTTGCGAGGCGTAGAGAACGCTCTAATGGCCTACACTGAAGGCGATCTCCTCGAATACTCTCGGCAGTACGGTAAAGCCCAAGCCAAGTTCCAAGAAGGAGCCGCTCAGGTCTCCATCATGAAAGACATGGAACGCGGCCAACAACAGCAAATCAGCCGCATCATCCCAGATAGCTTGTACGATTACACGTTCCAAGACATCCTGTAATCCGCCATGCCATTCCAATCCTCAGATGCTCTCGATGACCAGATGCTTCTGGATGGAAGCACTGGGTTTTCGACCGGCGTAATTTCAGCCACTCGTCCCGATGGCATTCCTGCAACCAGCATGGAATCGGCCATCAACATGGATTATGACGACTTCGGCAATCTCGTCACCCGTCTAGGAGCCGTTTCACTGGCAGGCAACAGCATCACCGCCAACTGGGAAGACGTCATCACCAACTGGGAGTCAACGACTTCCAACTTTGGCAGTAACCTTCCAATCAACGCGACGGTATTGTCCGGTTTCTACTTCGATACAGCCGCTTCCGAACGCCTTGTCATCGCTGTTAATGACCTTAGCACCTCTACCAAGAGCCTCTACTACGGGTCACCCGGCGTTTCCTACAACCTGATTTCGGGATCAACGCTCAACGCTGCCGCTTCCTACGTCTATTTTGCTCAATTAAATGACAAATTGTTTTATTCAGACGGTCTCGGAACGCTGAAATACGTCTCAAGCTCAAACCTCGACAGCTCCACCACAGCCGGCAAGATCAGCCGCATCGATGTCATCAATCAGGGATCGAATCACGGCTCCATTCCAACGATAACCGTCGCAGCCCCTCCCAGCGGCATCACGGCTACGGCCACTGCGGTTGTTGCTAACGATGGTAATCTCGTATTCATAACGATCACCAATCCTGGCAGCGGCTATACGACCGCTCCAGCGATTACTATTTCTCCTGCCGCCTCGTCTCACGCCAAAGCCTTTGTATCGCTCACGCCTCCTGCCCAACCGATCTATCTAACCACCCATACCAATCGGTTGTTCGCAGTTTCCGCGGATCCATCCATCCAGCCCGATACCCTCTACTTCTCGGATATCCTCGATGGCGAATCCTGGGATCCTCTCGGGTCTCTTCGGATCGGTGGCGATGGCGATCCCATCAAGGGCCTCTACTCTTGGTTCGGCTATCAACTCATCGTCTTCAAGGAACGCTCTATTTGGAGCGTAAATGCCGATCCTACGCAGGATGCTGCCGATTGGACCATATCACTCATCAGCGGCAATATCGGCTGCTCATCGCACCGGTCCATCACCGCGGTTGGTCCTGACGTATTCTTCTTCTCTCGCGAC